AACGCTAGTAATATTCTGCTTAGTGCTAAGTGCGGCAGTAACGCTAGAAGCGTCAGCCTTAGTATCGATTTTGGTATCAAGCCTATTAATGTTAGTCGTTAGAGTGTTTAATATTTGGCGAACTTCCGCACTAGTAGGAATTTCAATAGGTGTTTGAATGGAAGAATCAATCCAAATCTTTGTACCTGCATAGGACGGCATAGTTTGCGAAATTTCTACTTCCCTTTCATTGCCATTAATCCATTCATCATTTTCGGCATCGTACATCAAAATTTGGTCAGCGGTAGGGTTGTTAATATCTGTATCAGTAAGTGCTTCCAAGGAAGTTACGCCCTGAACCTCATCAGAGTTCTTCCATTTCTGGTCTGTAGAATCGTAAGCAAGAACTTGACCATTCGCGGGGTTCTGAATATCAGTATCAGTAAGACTTACAAGAGAAACGCTAACGCCTGAAGCCTGCCCTGCCTGTTCTGCATAATACTTGGCATTGTTGTGGTAATATGGAGAAGAGCTATCAACATCCTCACCATTCTGTTTACCAATAGAAATACCTTCTGCAAAAAGAGAAGCAGTTTCTGCATCATCTTTAGCATCGTTAGCATTTGTAGCAGAAGTTTCAGCATTTTCTTTGAAATACTTAGAGTTATTATGGTAGTACGGCGAATCAGGAAGAACCACAATACCATTTTGCATACCAAGGGCATAACCCTCAGACTTCAAGGCATCATTAAGTGCATCAAGTTCATGGTTTGCGGCTGTATTCGCACTTGTATTAGCACTTTCGGCATACCCTCTAGCATTCGTAGAAGCATTGATAGCATTAAGTGCTGAATTTGCGGCATTAGCGGCACTTTCATGTGCATTACCTTCAGCATGGAGAGCATTAGTAGCTGATTCACTTGATGCTTGAGCAGAACCTGCGGCACTTGCGGCGGATTCCTGTGCAGAAGTAGCAGAACCACTAGCAAGGGTAGCAGATTCGGATGCCATTTCTGCGGAATGGATAGCACTTCTTACTGCTTCTTCCAAATCATGAACATCATACTGGATAGCTTCATTCACATATTCTTCCAATGCTTCAAATGCTTCTTTAAGCGTATTTACATTTTCAGTATCAGCATTAACATTATCAATAACTTGATTCAGGTACACAACCATCTTCCCAAGCACTTCATAGTAACTCAGGCTTTCGTCATATACCAAAGGCAGAACTTTCTGACACCAGAACTTGAACTGGGATAAGTTCCTTGTTGGTTTCAGGTTATCCATTATATCACCTCTTTACTGGTTTGACATGATTCTGATTATGAATCTAACAGCAGGATAATTTGCTACAGTTGTTTGGTTATCTACTGCGTTAACACCTGTAATCTGGTAGTTATTAGTAGATGCAATAAATTCAATCTTAGTGACATTGAAAAATTCATTCACCACAAAAGATTCTTTATCAAGAACAATAACACGCATAATTTCACTCCTTTACCAAATTAGCATGAACAACTCTCCAAGGTCGGAGATAATATCCATGTCAATATTCAACAGGTTATCTCTAAACTCTTTGATAAGTTTAGCGTAATTAGCACCTGGGGATTTACCGAAAACATGAAGAACATAATCTTCAGTAGATTTTGTATTACCAATATTAGAACCATTAGTTTTTCCACTACTTACACTTGAATCATCTTTACTGCTTTTTCTTGAATTAAAATCAACAGTTTGTTCATTCAGATTCTGTTCATTAACATCACTCTGTTTGCCAAGTGAAGTATTAGATTGAGAATCATTAGCAGTTGTTGTCCCGCTAGTTGCATCGTCTACTTTTCTAGCATTGGTAAGATACTGATTATTAAGCACACCTGTCAAAGCACCCTGTGGTGTATCAGAGTATACATCTGTTGTACCTTTAGTACCAGAAGTAGTAGAATGGGAATTACCAGAAGAAGCACTAGTATTTTCGTTTTCAACACTTCTAGTTCCATCAGTTTTGCTAGAACTTGCAGATGTATTAAGCAGTTCGTCATTCGATTTACTTGTCGATGTATTTTCTCTAGTTTCGTCTGTTTGGTTAATATTAACGCTTTCCCCTGTTTTCTGACCAACATTAGTTGTGGTCAAATCTACATCATACAATGGGTTATACTTCAACAGTTCTGTTTCGTATAACTTATTGTAGTAAGGCATAATTTCATTCAGCTTAGTTTGCAGTTTCAGCTTCCAAAGACCATACGTTTCAAGACCAATTTCTCTTGTATAATAGTGCCTTAGGATTTTAGTCTCCAGAACATTCCTATAGCTTTCGTCAAAGATAGGAAAGTCAAAGCTGAAAATACTTGGAATAGCCGCTTCAATGATTGAATCAACATCGTTAAAACCTTTTGATTCTTCCAGACCCGCTTCGGTTTCACAGATAAAACGCAACTCAGTTGTATACTTACTCATTGCTCATATCCTTCCTTTTGACATTGATAGAATCACTATCCTCTGCATCAACAATTTCCTGATAATCCTCTCTATAATCGCACTGAATATCCAGACCAAACATATTGTTAATCATCTTGCAAGCATTACGCCTACTTTCAAGTCTGGAATATCTACTGGCAATCGTACCACCCTGATTCCTTGTAACTTCATCAGTAATCAAACGCTCACGCTTGGTTATGTTAACATTGCTGATTCCAAGATAAGTCAATGCTTCATTCCACTTCTGCGTTTTCAGAGTGTACAGTTTATCAGCTACATATGGAGCATCAGTTTTTAGAACTGTTAGAGCATTAGGATTAAGCTGTTTGTCACCATAAATAACAGGCTTATTTCCATCGTAATTCATATACAGGTTTTCAAGACTAAGCCTTTCATTTTCCGTACATCTAATCAGGATGGGGGTTTTCTGTGCGTTTGCGTTAACAGAAATAGCCCTGTCAAGATTATACAAATCCCTTGCAAACATTCTGACGTCGAGCATGGAATTTTTATGCAACATATTATTATAAATAATAACGCTATTTTTATTATCAAGTTCACGATTATATCCGTTTACTGCGTATGCCCTTCTTCGTATTGGTATTCTGTAAACATCAAGCGGTCCACTTATGGCACATTGCAAGGCAAGATATTCACCCATATCATCGTCTTTAAAAAATACAGCCATACCGCTTGCAAAAAGAGTAAGTTCTAGGAAACGTGCGTCAATAGAATCTGGCAAGTTTCTCCATTCAAACATTGAGATAGACAACTCCGTTAATCTATCGTAGTATTGAATGTATGCGGCATTGTTTAAATCTGCACTTTCCCAAAACTCTCTGTCACGCTTTCTCCTTCCCATGCGTTCACCACCTTATTCGATAACGTTATTCAATGTAGTATATTTACCGACTATATCTGTAATACCTGCGGAATTGTTGATATGCCAGAATGTGATACCATTATTGCAAGCCTTGTTAATTTTGTCAAGATAAATTGATGGAATAGATACGCCATCTACTGTTAAACCAACTGTTTTAATATAGTTCCAGAACCTTCTTCCAGTTATGTTTGGAGTTTTTACCAGATGTGTTGCGTATCCAAATACTGTAAAGTAATTATCTATTACTTGTGCAAACTGCCTTTTTATTGTTAATGATTCAGCAAAGAAATTTTTAAGAGCAAGTGAATAATCTGCACAGCTAGATTGCGTACCATTAAGCTGTGGGGGTTTGGTGCTAATATCATGCAATTGTGCAACTTTATTGCCAACTGTTTCTACAAAATTGCCGATAGAATTGAAAACACCCTGTACATTACCACTTACCAATGCACCACCTAATCCCATTCCTGCGTTAAATCCGCTACTAATCATTGAAACAGGAAGTGAAGCGGCATTCTGAGCCATATATACTTTAAATACATCAGCATCAAGTGCAACTTGTGGATAGTTTTTAATAGTCATTCTATTAGGATATGAGAAATTACCACTTCCTATTTCATATTCCATAGGGATAAGCGTAAGACTAGGTTCAGGAGAAGAAGTTCCAACCATTCTAAACCAAACATAATTTTGGTCATTTCCTCTGAAGTTTTCCCATTTGTACTCTTGAGAATCTGCATCAGACGTAACTCTTAGCACTGTATAAGGTGAAGTAAACAACTTGTTATTTTTAGGAACATAACCATCAATAGAATAGTTATTTCTTCTTACTGATTTATCCCAAGTTATATTTTCATAAGTGGCAGGTGTAAATGGAATCATGTATGCGGCAATAATTCCAGTAATTTTATTGGCATTAATTACCCTGTTAAGAAAATCTTGTAATGCTTGTGTACTTCTTACTATTAACATATTTAATCCAGTAAAAACAAAGTTATGAAAATCACCTGTGAATGGCGTTAAATCATTGTCATTATTAAATGTCGTAAACAGCAGTAAACAACCTGTAGCATCTACGACATTTTCTATGTAGGTAGGCTGAATTACAGTTCTTTCATTGACAACATAGTCACCAATCTCAAGATTTTCTGGAATAATATTAGAACCAATTGTATCGTCATTAGTGTGTTCTCTTTCGACAAAACAATCTAGCCATTTAATATCATACCAGAATGTCTGAAATGCATCCACTTCATAACTTATTTCTGTTGTTTCATTATTGATATACTTCCATCCAGTAATAAAGCAGTAAAAGTATTTGTTTTCAAAACTTACGTTTCTGAAGTACAGATAATTGCACAACATTGCTTCACTCATTGAACATTGAATCCTTAATGTTCCATCCATAGTTCTTTGATATGAATTGTTATGAAGCGTTTTATATGCTTTATTAAGAAAGTATGATTGCTGTGAAGATTGATTGGCAAATGTTAGCGTATTTACATAGGTATCATCTAACGGCACATCTCTGCACAATACAATATCTGTGTTTGGATAAATGTAAGCCATTTTACACCCCCAAATGGGGAGAGAGTTAATGCTCTCTCCCCTTCTCTAAAATTAAGTATCAATACTAAGAGTAATTTTGTCTCCAACAGCAGTTGCGGTAACAGCGGATTCACCAGAACCTGCATCAGCCAGAACAATCGGGGCATCAGCGGTGTAGGTAGCTTCACCAACTTTAGCAATAAGAGTATAGGTATTTTCAAAGTTAGTAGCAGTAGAATCAGTAGGCATAATTACTGCACCATACTTATGAACTGCGATACCTGCGGTAACTGCATCATCGTCCTGAACAAATTCAACATTCATATTCTGAAGTGTACCAGTTGTATCATCAATGCGAAGAGTGTAAATCTTTGCACCACCAGCGTCAACAATGGATTCAACATAAAGGTCAATATCTGCGGGAGCAGTAATTGTTGCACCATCATCAACAAAGACGATTGCATTGGAGAACGGAGAGGAAGAAACTGTTTTCCAGATGTGATAGAAGTAATTCCAGTACATACCACTTGCGACATATTTTTCATCAAACTGTGCAAGATTGTCGTAAACCTGAAACCATTCTCTGTCAACAAGGATTGCTTTAACATTTGCCATAAGTGCAAGTTCAGCTGAAGTTACTTCTTCAAGCATATCACAGTTTGCACGAATAACATCAAATCTGTCGTTATCAAATGTGGTAAAATCATCAATCAGTTTCAGCTTGCCCATGAAGTCTGCTTTATCCATATTGAATGCGGCAGAAAGAACTTCAACATCAAACGAAGCATTAAAGTCAGCATCCATGAAGATATACTGGTCAGCTTTAGGCGTAGTTGTATGAACACCACTTGCATTGTAAGCATTGGACATGAATGTAAGTTTGTTAGAAGCACCCCTGAAAGCAACAGCACCAGTTTTCATATCAGTAGCATCAAAGGCAACAGGGTACATTTTGCCGTGAGAAACTGCCTTGATAATAAGGTACTTAAAGAGCAGAAATTCATCGTATTCAGCGGCAGTATAAATTGCATCAACAATACGAGCAATCAAATCCTGAACACCATTTTCAGAAAGGAATGCAGTACGAAGGTCATTGTTCTGAATAGTTACAGGATATTCTACTCTCCAGTTCATGGTATGGAAAGCACTTCTTACATCAGGAAGAGTACGCTTGAGTTCTCTTGCTTCAGCTTTTTCAGCGGAAAATTCCCTTGCTTTAGCAATCTGCACAAACACTTCTTCGACAGTTTCACCGAACTCAAGATAACCTTTTTTAAGTTCAGCGTAAGCATTATTGAAAACAGCGGATTTAACTTTTACACTAGCAATACGATTAATAAGAGAACTGAGAAACTGGTTGGCAAGATTTGGATAGCCATAAAGAACTTCACCAACTTTGGGAATGTCTCTAACATCGCTAATCTCAGGAACGAGAGACTGATATTCCATGCTTGCATTTGCTCTGATAGTATTCAGAATGTCAATAGTAGAAGCATTGAGATTAGACATTGCAATTCTGCGGGGCATATTTTTCACTCCTTTTATTTAAATAAATCATCAAATGAATAACGCTTTTGTTCTGGAGCACCTGCGTCCAAGGGGTCATCTTCATCAGCTACAGGATTAAAGAATCTATCGTGGTATTTTTGCCGCCATTCTTTGTCATTCCTTTCATACTCTGCTTTCCAATCTTTTCCGTCACCTTTTAGAGAATCTACGGTGTCGCTAACATCTTCAATGATTGAGAGGTATGCATCATCTGTGTTATCACCGAGTACAGTACGAAGAGATGAAAGCAATTCATCTTTTGTCTTAACCATTGTTACTCCTTTCATTTGATATTGCAGGCTAAAACGGGTATCTTAAATAAAATATTATAGGAAGTTTGCGGGATGGTCTAGGTGGTACTGGTGGAACTGGTGGATGCCCTGACAGGTATTCATAAGCTGTTTGTGCATCCCTGTAACGTGGTGCTATATTCAGTACAAGTTCGCCAACATAACCGCCATTAAAGATAAAGGTTGCGGCTTCCAAATCTGTCATAGCTTTGAACGTATCCTGAGAAATGTATCTTCCGTAGATATTTCTAAGCTGTTGCATATAGGCGTATTCTGTTGGGTATCTGGATGTACTCCAATAATCTCTCCAAATATTGCTTTGCCACTTACTAAGTCTATCGTTATAAATAACATCACATTGTGCATAACCATCTTCTGGTGTTGCACCACTAGTTTGGCTAGAAGTTGACAAGTTTGGAGAATGATATGGGACACCAGTTAAGTTGATATAATCCCTTGCGGCTGTAAACTGAATCAAGCCATAACCTGCGACATAGTTAACTGTATCCTCTTGCCATCTCCAAGGGTTCATAGCACTCTCATTGTTCATGTTACCAATTATAGCGGCAACAGCTTCAATGGTGTAACCATGTGGTGAAAAGGAAGAGTATATCATGCTCATGTTATTCTGTGCTTCAGTTGACGAAAGCGAATAACCGCCTGATGGCTTAGCGTACCATGTAGACATATTCTACTCCGTGAAGTTGATAATCAAAGCACCACACTTTTTAAGGTCTATTGTTATCTCTGTAATTTCTTTTGGTTTTTCTTCTTTTACTGGTTCTTCTGTTACAATGTTTTCTTTGAGAATCTGATTGACTAAACGCTGTATAGAACTTGCGTTGTAACCTGCGTTGGTAAGTTTAACAATGCGTTCATCACCATTGCCCCACTTGCCATCAATTACTTCTAGTGCAATTTCTTTCTCAGTTTTCGCCATTATGGATTCTCCCATTTGTCTAGCAATTTCTGAATCACTAGCGTATTGTTGTTCACTGCTTCTGACATTTTGTCAATCTCTGCTTTGTGCTGTTCTTCCTGTTTATTGATGTACCAAAAACAGGCAATTGCCACAGCTATTGGGAATCCAAGTGACCCAACAACCTGTGAAACTGTACTAATGTCCATCGTTTTTAGCCCCCTTCCTATTAATTATTATATCAAAATACTTGATTTTTGTCAAGATTTATTGTATAATAATGAAGGAAAGTAGGTGCTTTATTGTATGCCTGAGTATTACGATGGGACTAAACTTCTTTCATTGTATGACATAAATGGGAAAAAGCCTGAGATTTATATGTGTACCACAAACAGAACTGGTGGTAAGACAACATACTTTAGAAGAAGAGAAATAAACCTGTTCAAGAAAAAGAAAATCAAGTTCTGCGAACTGTACAGGTACGCTTATGAACTTGACGATATAGCGGATAAGATATTTAAAGACATTGGCACTCTGTTCTTCCAAGGCGATGAACTTGTATCAAAGAGAAGAGCAAGAGGAATATACCATGAACTTTTCCTGAATGATGAACCTTGCGGTTATGCTATAGCTATTAACAATGCTGACCAAATTAAAAAGGTATCACATCTTCTTACTGATACAGGGCATATCTTCTTTGATGAGTTTCAATCTGAAACGAATCATTATTGCCCTAATGAAATACAGAAATTGCTGTCTATCCACACCAGTATTGCAAGAGGACAGGGACAGCAAACAAGATATGTCCCTGTTGTTATGTGCGGAAACGCTGTGTCATTGCTGAATCCTTACTTCGTTGAACTTGGCATTTCTACCAGATTGAAGGATGATACTAAATTCCTCAGGGGTGACGGATTTGTTCTGGAACAAGGTTATATCCAATCTGCCGCTGATGCCATAAAGAGTTCTGGTTTTAACAGGGCATTCTCTAAGAATAAATATGTTGAATATTCTGCACAGAATGTTTATCTGAATGACAGCAGAACATTCATTGAAAAACCTTCTGGAAATTCCAGATACCTTGCAACTCTTAGATACGATGGCAAGGACTATGCTATCAGGGAATTTGCTGATGCAGGTATCATTTACTGCGATGATAGAATAGACAGTTCCGCACTATACAAAATTACTGTTACAACAAATGACCATGCCATTAATTATGTCATGCTTAGAAAGAATGACTTCTTCCTGACTAATATGCGTTACTTCTTTGAGCAAGGTTGTTTCCGCTTTAAGGATATGCAATGCAAGGATGCAGTTCTTAAAGCATTATCATACTAAGGTATCCTCTCTTGCCTACGTTACTGAGCATACTGGATAGCACAGGTGGAATATACTGCCAGTAATGCACTCGGATTGCTACCCGCTTTAACGTGCCAAGGGTTTCGGATATAAAGATGCCCTATCAGATTTTTCTGATAGGGCATTAAATTAATCTATTGTTACTCCGTCTTTAACAATCAGCTTTGCTATGTAAACAGGTATCCTTCCATTCAGGTGCGAATAATTGGTTGCTTCTGCGTATGCCTTTTTGAATGTCTTGTGCCATCCAACTATCTCATTTCCAACAATTACAATATACATCATTCTTTATTCATCCTTTCTTCTGATACTTTTACGCAAATAATCTGGTGCGTATCCGAACAGTAGGTAACTTCTAGTAATTCGGTTTCTTTAGACAGCTTCAGCAAGTCTCTATAATTGCGTACCGCTGAAGCAAATTCAGTTGCATAGAATGCAAACTTTATAACGCCGCGAAATGTAACAAGATAACGTATCATCTGTTTACCTCATTTCATACATACTGTCTGTTAATAGAACCCCACCTCTTATTCTCTTTGGAAGCAATTTTCCGGGAACTATTAACCCCACATCAAAATCCTCAATTGTCCTTTTCTTCTCTAAAAATTTCTTGTCTGCTTCCGTTAATTCTTCATTGGTTTCTTCAGGACTTTCACACAATGATTGCAGGAATAAATCCTTGCATTTCTGTGGCATTCCTGCACACTTTACATTGTAATATGGTGAATCAATTGGCTCTAAATCTTCCATCACTATGTGTTCAATATATGTTTTCTGCCTGACAAACCAACCTAAATCCCAACAGCTTTCAAGTTTCCAACAACAAAATTCTTTAGGGTCTATCTTTATTCCTTTAATTTCTTCTGGCTTTAAATCGCAATGTATGCTATCGGTATCAGCATAAATAAAACCACTATTCTCCACTCCATAATAATTCTTCTGAGCCGCCCTTATTGTAAAATTTCTTGCATAACTGGTGATTGCTGAACCTGCTGGAATATACCCAGGTTGTTTGTCGTTTCTTACAACAGTATAAAAGCCTACAGATTTGTCCTCTTTCAAGTACGCTACTTTGAATGATGAATCAGTTGAACTTGCAAGTTTGCCGTAGAGATTGTTTAAGAACAGTTTTGCTAACTCTCTTAATGCTCCCTTGCTTTCCATCTTCATCTTCTTGTACTTGTTGATGTACCTATCAAATATTCCTATTTCAGCATCAAAATAACACCCATCAAGAATTTCAAAGTCTACTAGTTCATAGTGTTCTTTGATAAGTTCAAAGTCTGTCATTGTTACTGTCATAGTCATATATGATTGAACTATTTCACCATCAATGTTAATGTACTCTTTGTAATATTTACCATCTTCTGGATTGTAAATGTCTGAAGTAGTAAGGCTCTCTGTTGACTTGTACATATACGAACTTTTGTTCTGGATAAACGGAAGCATATTTTCTTTGATATAAAACCTAGTTTTGATTCTTAGAAAGTAGTATCTATCAGCTTCTAGTGCTTCTAATGGTATATAATCACCATGCCAAAATGTTGGCGTTCTAATTGGGTATCTATTCCCTGAACAGCTGTGCATCATAGAGGGATATAAACTGTTTACATCTGCCGTCGTGCCATTAGTATATCTTTTCTTCTCTTTTCCTTTTACTAAATAGCACCATCCACCCCTATAAGATTTGCGTATATATTCACCTGCATTTGGTGAACCATATAATTTTTCATCAATCGGAATTTCATACAAATTAGGAAAGTATTCAGCGTATAATTTTTTACCAACTAATGCTTTATATTCTGCTAGGCAACAGCTTCCAATGGTTAGCTTTTTATGCCCTTCATCAAACATTGTTTCCATTGCTTCCTTGACAACTAAAACATCGTTGGCAATATATTCCCTTTCGGAATCCTTAATCTCGCATCCTGCATACCTAAAACCCTTGTACTCCATATCCAATTTCTGATGCTTTGTCTTGAAACTTTCACCTATCCGCTTTACTTGGAATGGTAATAGTTTCAGACTATCTCTTATCTCTATGAATCTGTCTTTGACTTTAATAATGATGCGATACCATTGCCCCATATCTGATATTGAATATGTAAAGGTTTTGTTTCGCATGAACTTCTGTTCAATCCATTCAAAGCCATCAGTAGATTCTGTCGGTTTTGGTAAATGTGCAGCTTGCTCCCAACCTAAGTCTGCCATTAAATAGCTTATCCAGAATGAACCATCAAACTTTAAGTTGTGATAGTAGATTACTATGTCACTATTCAATGAAATAAGGTAATCAAGTGTTTCACCTATACTGTGGAATATTTCAACATTTTCTGTTCCAAACTCTACTACTGCTGATGCCCACACTTCGGTGTTAACTTGTCCTTGAAATACAGTTGTTTCAAAGTCGCCCATGAAGTATCTGTATTTCCGTACTTGCATTTGTTTTATTCGTACTCTGTTAGTGCTATATTAGATTGCTCAATTTGCATTGCTTCTAGCACGCTTAAAGGTCTGCCAATAAGCAATGAAGCTATTCTATTCATATTTATTCTTATTCCTTCTCTGCCTGACATTTTAAATTTATTACCACTTTGATACATTACTTCGTGTGCTAAACGTATTAATTCCGCTGAATTTTGTTTAATGGTTGCAGCTACTTCTTGGATTCCAACTTCGTTTATTCTTCCGTATATAATGCTCTTTAATTTATTTACATCATCTTCCTTTATACTTTGTAACTCACTAGACCATTTTGGGTCTGGTTCCCATTGCTCTATATCCTGTAATAAGTTCTGTAGAATAGTTTGTGATTCAGATGGTAAAGATTCTACATATTCTTCTGAATAATCATTGTACCAAGTTTCACCAGATTCATCTGTCCAGAACTTGTCTACAGGTTCACGGTTTCTTCTTCTTGTTTCTGCGGCTTTCCTTGCGGCTGTACTTCTTTCTTGCTTTCTTTTTTCTGTTCCACTTATAACTTCACCTGTTAATGGGTCGTAAGATAAGGCGTAATTGTATATATTCTTGATTAGATTTTGCAGTTTTTCAAGTGCCTTTTTAGTAACTCTATTAGGCATCTCAAAATCCGTAAAACCCTCTGCAAATACATACCCTCTTGTTTCTGCTCTTCTTGCTTTCTGTTTTAGTTGCTTTTTGAGTTTTCTAAATAGCTGTTGATTTTCTGTAGGTTGTACTCTATTTTTCCTAGCCACTTAAAACTCACTTCCTTATATAAAAATAGCCCACAGTTTTCCTGTGGGCATTTTTAAAACAGGGGTTATACGATGGAACAAGTAATAAACTCTTTACCTTTGTAATTCTTGCTCTCTTTGCGATACACTTCAATCTGGCATTCCGTTTCACCTGCATCAGTAAGTTCATCAATAATGTCAGTGAACGCAGTAATGAAGGATTGAGAACCAGTATTGTACTTGTTACCACCTACATCTACAAGAATGATGTTGTCGTAATCCTGACGTTCCTTGGACTTCTCATTGTGAATCCCAACGATGGCATAATAGTCAATATCAAGAATCACTTTACCTTCCTGCTGTGTGAGTGCATCAAGATTGATGGAATTACTCAAATCTTTCAGGCGGATTTTCTCTTTTGCTGACAGTTCTTTTGATGCTTCTTTTACTGTAACTTCGTAAGGTTTCATAGTACATAATCCTTTCAATTATTTATTAATTGTGCGGGGTGGAAGTTTTGTAGCAGAATCAATGAACTGCTGTTCTGTCATTCCGTAAAGCGTTTCTTCAACACTTACATCCTGTACATGGACAACTTTTACGTTCTCATTCTCTACAAGCGGACGAATGCGTTTCAGCATTGAACGTTCATCCTTATAGGTGCGTGGAAGAACAACTTCCTGTACAAAAGGCTTTTCCTGTTCAATGTCAAGACAGAGAACCTTTGCTTTAGTTGTAGTCACAGTTCTTGTGACCATAGGTTGACGTGCCACTGATTTTTTACTCCTTTCTTTTGTATTAGGTGCTTCCAGAATCGAACTGAAATTATGCTCCTGCGCACCCATATAATAGGCAATAGGCGTTTCTCGCATTGTACCTATTGCCTACTGCCCCAATTCTCGAAGAGGTAAAGAAGAGAAATGTTAAGGGGCATAAACTGGAGGTCTATGGTTATTATAGCATATCTGGCTAAGAATTGCAAGAAAAATTTGCTTGTTAAAAAATTATTTTGCAGATTTTAGTTCTTCTGAATCTCGTTGCGAAATTAAATCTAATACATGACACTTCAAATTCTTAATATCATTGCACATCTTATAGTTAACACATTTTTCACACGATAAATACCATGCGGAAGTATCTGGGCAGTTTGCACATAAACCATCTGTAAGTACATTATTCAGTAAAGCTAAATCTTCCCTTGAATAATGCGATGAGCGTAAAGTAATTATGCGTATGCTCCCCCCTCTTTGAAAAGCGGCAAAAAATCGTGTGCTTGCTTTGCAGATAGGAAAAGATAATCCTGCAAAATATCTTCGGGTTTGTTGTAATAACTTTCGCCATTGTACCAATCGTAAACCTGCCATTGTACTTCCTGAATAACTTCGTCAATCATTTCAGGCGAATCAGGACATAAAGTTTTGTCGATTGTTTCAAGAAAAATTTCCTGCAAATTCTGTGATTTTTCTGTCATAATAACTCTCTCCTTTTTGTAGTACAAGGAAAAATCCTTGCCGAACACACCAGAAAATTATTCTGGTGCTTTAGGTAAATCTGATGGTAACATTATCAATGCTTCGCTTGTTAAAACACGCATAAATTCAGAAAAAGCCTTCCAAAATCTTGATTGAGATTCTAATAATTTATACGTTTCATCATGGCGAATTTTTTGAATATCAATTTGCTTTTCTGCTATGTCAAGAAAACTTGCTAAATCTTTTACCAAAGTATCAAGCAAAAGATAATACTCTAATTCTGACGTAACCATAAAAATTTACCTCTCAAATATAGTACAAGAAAAAAATCTTGCCGAACTGCTGAATTATTTAAATTCAGCAAAAAGAATTTCATGAAAAAATCCATAAACGACCATGCCAGATAAATCTTCACGAGAATGCAGATAAAATTTTGCAAATTCTTGTGGGTTTTGTCCTAGGTATAGTTCTACACGATACCAATGACCATCTGCATACAAAACTATGCAATCATAAAGTGACTCACAAATGTTCATTTTCTTGTACTCCCTTATGTAAAAAATTTGCCGAACGTTAAGATAAAACTAGGAAGAAAAATCTTCCTAGTTGCGAATCAAATATTCTTTTGCTAATTTCTTTGCTTCCTTTATGTTTCTAGGATATG